ATCTACGAACACAATCACGGGAGACAAGTTCCGCGCAACGTCTACCACCGATGCAAGCCTGAGCAGCACAGGTCACGCATTCCAGATTGGCGCGAGCAGCGGTCAAAACCTTCGCATTGACAGCAACGAGATTATGGTGGTGAACAACGGCGGAACAGCAACGCTGCTACTACAAAACGACGGCGGCCTCACGCGCGCAGGCGACGGTTTTGCGGTCACAGGAAACATTGACGCTACAGGGTCAATCGCCTCGGAAGATTTGATTCAGGCTCTCGGTGTGTTTCGCACCATCCAAGCCGCAACGACCGACACCGCATTCACGGCACGAGTAACTTCAGAAGGAACCCCACGATTTGCGATTTTCTGTAACGGAGTGATGGAGTGGGGCGGCGGCGGCACACGCGACCTGAACCTTTATCGCTCAGGCGCAAATGCCCTAACAACAAGCGGAGAACTAAACATTGGAGGTGGCAACGCCACAATCAGTAGTTCAGGCGCGTTTCTGGGAACAAACATTTCTCTCTCTGGAACAAACGGATTGCGGCACGATGAACCTGCAACCACAACGCAGACAAGCAGCGCCGCAATCTGGGTCACCGTATCTGGCACGAATCGCCAACTTCGCCGCAACTCATCGTCAGCGCGCTACAAGACAAACATCGTGGACGCAGACGAGGTGGTGCTTGACGCTGCGCGCAAAGTCAAGCCGCGCCACTATGAATCCACGATTAAAGATGAGAACGGCGCAACGCGCCTCGGGTTTATCGCCGAAGAGGTTCACGATGCGGGACTCACTCACGCCGTCGGGTATGATTCCGAAGGAAAACCCGAAACCATTGATTCCGTGGCGTTGATCGCGGCACTATGGCATCGGGTGGATGCGTTGGAATCAAGATTGGCCGAATTGGAGAAAGCAAGATGACCACGAACCAAAATCAAGAAATCTTGAAGCGATTGCAAGGCATTGAACGGGATCTGGCCGAAATCAAACTTGAATTGGCGGAAACCCGCGGAGCGTATCGGCTCGCCCGTTTCGTCATCGCGCTTTTAGGCGTTTCCGGTTTGGGTGGATTGACGGCGTGGTTCGCGTCACAAGGCAAATGATGATCAAGGTTCGATCGCAACTTGGGTTGGCGGAGCGTCTGGGTGTAAAAGCCATGGACGACTGCGGTCCGGCATCGTTGGCAACGGCGGCGACGCATCTGGGATTGAATACCACGACCAAGCAAGCGCATAAAGCGTGCGAGCAAGCGGGTCGGCGCGACACGCCAACGGGCGCAGAAGGCACGAGTGCGCGACAAGTTCGCGACGCGGCCAAGATCCTCGGGTTGAAATCGCGGATTGTTTACGATTGGAAGGATGCATCGAATTTGGTCAAGGAAGGCGATGTGTTGATTCTGAACATCCAAGCATCTCAACGCTCGGTTGCGGATCATCTTCGGTCTGCATGGCAGCGCGCCTACTGGAAGAAGCAGCCGCTTGCAACATACGGTCATTGGGTCGTGTTGGCATATGACGCGCAGGGGTGGATGTACGCTTGCCCAACAATGAAAGAAGGCAATCCCGGACGGCGACCAACACCCGCCGAAGTCAAAACACTCCGTGATTCAAAGGGTGACGCGGGATTTCCTACGCCGCCCGCAATGGTCGTGATCTCGGCCGGAAAGATTGGTTGACATGACATTTGATCCATTCGCGTCCGAACTTGCAACGGCGATCATTGTTGCGCTTGTCCCCGTGGTCATCGGCGGTCTGGGCTATCTCGCCCGCGCCGCCGTCGGATACCTCCGCGCACGGGTATCCGCCGAGCATTTCACGATGGTCGAGCAGATCGCCGCGTCGGTCGTTGCGGGGATCGAGATGACGCTCCGCGGCAAGACGGGCGAAGACAAGCGCGCCGCCGCGCTCGCGCTCGTTCGGTCTGAATGTGCCAAGCGTGGGATCGTCCTTGATGAAGCCCAGATCGTGACCGCCATTGAAGCCGCCGTCTATCGGGAGCGCATCGCCGCGTCCAAGTAGACGCGCACCCCGTGTTGAGGTATTGTCACGGGAGCGACGCGTAGCCCGTCGCACAATTGGAGGTCAAAGGGTGTCAAAACTTGAAGCGGCTCTGGCCGCGATTGCGCCGAGGCGCAAAGGTCCGGCGTGTTCGGTCAAACAGTTGGTTGAACAATTGGAACCGTCCGAACGCACCGCGTTGGAATCTGCAATCAATGGAACGGACGAAAATCGTCCGACCGGGAAAGCACTATCCATCGCGATCGAATCCGCGTATGGCGCGCAGATCCATCGCGCATCCATCGAGCGTCACCGCCGCGGTGATTGCCTATGTTCACGGGAGGCGAAATGACCAAGTTTGATGACGCGTTGGAAGACGCGAAATTGGTTGATCAATTGTCCGATCTAAAATCCGCGCACACGCGTGTGTTGCGCCAACTGGAAAAATCCAAACGGTCGCAAGACGAATTGGTGGAAGCCGTCTATCAAGCGGCGAAGGATGCCGCGATGGGAATGAACATCACGCCCGTCCCAGCACCGAAACCGGACAAGCGAAAACTCGCGCCAGAAGCGGCCATCTTGATGCTCGCCGATTGGCAAGTGGGGAAAGTGACCCCGACATATTCGTCCGATGTTGCCGCCGAACGCGTCAAGATCTTGGCGAAGAAAGTTCAAAAGTTGGTGGCGATCCAACGAGCGGATCATCCCGTTCGCGAATTGCACATTTTTTTGCTGGGAGATCTGGTCGAAGGCGAAGACATCTTCCCTGGGCAAGCGCATTTGATTGATGGCGGATTGTATTCGCAAATCTTCCAGACGGCAGAAATGCTCGCGGGGTTGGTGCGAACGCTGGCCGCAGAATTTGAAACGGTCAATGTCGTTGGTGTCATCGGCAATCATGGGCGAATGGGGCGGTTCGGTTCCGTTCGACCTGAAAGCAATGCCGATGCCATCGCATACCGGACGGCATCAATGATCGTGGCGAACGAGCCGCGAATCAAATGGAAGGAAACCTTCACCAAGGGCGAGCGCCATTGGCACGAATACGTGAATGTCCTCGGTCGTAAGTGGCTGCTATTCCACGGCGAGCAATTGAAGGGCGGGTCGTTTGGGTTTCCGTGGTATTCGCTCGCCAAGCGTTTGTCGGGATGGGCGTTGGCATTGGATGGCGGGAAACCCGACTATGCAGCCTTCGGCCATTGGCACACGCCCGTTCGGGTCGTTGCCGCGGACGGACGGATCACCGCATTCGGTTGCGGTTCCATTGAATCCTCGAACACCTACGCGCAAGAATGGGTTGCCGCGTCCGGCGAACCCGCGCAATGGTTGTTGTTCCAAACGCCATCGGGTTTGTCTGCGGAGTACTTGATCCGTTTAGAAGATCCGACCAAGTAAACTTTGCAATCTGCCGCTGGGGTGCCTCCCCCCAGCGGCAACCCATCATCAAAATCTGCGACCTCGCGCTGCGGGGCGTTTTCCCCGTGGGGTCATATCACCCCACCCCACCAATAAACGCGCCCCAGAAGCCCGCAAAAGGGCAAATGCGGGGATTTAGCGTCAGCCGCTCGGAGCCTAGCGTTTAGCGTTTCCCGCCCGTATTCACCCCGATCACGGGGGGTCGCTGCTCTGGCAGCCGTTTCAGACGGGCTGGGCTGGCATCGGGTTTTGTCAAGCGCGAGGGGCGCGGCCGGAAATGGGGGTGGCGGTCAAACTCGTCACGGGATGAGCAACTGCCGTTTTCGGGGGTTACTTCGAGCATCTGCCATCGGCGGTGAGTAACTGCCGTTTTCGGCGGTTACTCCAAGCATCGGTGATTTTGTCAGCATCGGGTCACGGGGGCGACCCCGCTCCGCCCGACCGACCCCCCCAATCTGGAACACCCCTTGCATCCCCTATGGGACGGGCGTACCATTGGGGCAGACGGGGGACTTCCCCGTGATCAAAGCATTGGAGGTACACGATGGCACGGACGGCCAAAACGGTGGAACACAAGGTGACCCGCGAAATGTCCCAGACGATCACCGGCGAAATCAAAACCGCCGTGGATTCGATCTTGGCGAAGCACGGGTTGGTTGCGGGCAAAATGGCAACGGGGTTCGGTGAATTCTACGATTTCAAAATCACCGCCTACGCCAATGAAACGGGTCGCAACGGGGTCAATCTGGCGGCAAAAGAAGCATTGCTTTTCCCCGCGTTCGGCGCAATGCACGGTCTGACCACCGATGACCTTGGTTTGGAATTCAATCACGCGGGTCAACGATGGGTGTTGGTCGGGGCGAAAAACTCCGCCAAATTGCCAATCGTTGCCCGCAAACTTTCGGACGGTCGGTTGTATTCAATGCCAGAATCCCCGTTCGTGATCGCGGCGATCAAGGCGGCACGATAATGGCGCACCGATTCACGGTCATCATTGAGGTTGAATTGGAACGCACCGAAGGCAAATTTGCATCCCGTGACGAGATGGCGGAAGCCATCCAAGAAGCGTTCGCGGGCGCGTGCGAAGGGGAATCGCTTTCGGGTCTGGGTGCAGACGGGCGAAGCGACTATGAAATCATTTCGTCCGTGGTCGTGGAGGTCGCAGACGAACCAACCAAAAAGGGGGCGTGATGAACAAGGCGGAACACTTCCCGAAGGGGGCAATCGTTTCCCGCAATGTCACCGATGCGAACGGTGACCCATTGGATCGCGTGCAATATGGGCGGGTCATTCGGGTCACCGAACACGACCGCGTTCACATGTGGTGCGTGTATGAGGTGGACTTCGCCGCGGTCGAGGATTTGAAAATTCCGGCCGCGGTTGAAGAAATCTACCAGCCAGAATTGCGATGGGAGGACGAACCCGAAGCGTTCTATTGGGACGGCGTTGCCCACGAAACGCTTCATTGCGTTTGCGGCACGCCGCACCCAGAGCAGATCTTTGACGATGCGTTCCCGTCGCGGGTCATCCGCCGATGCGGTCAATGCGGTGCGGTCGCGGATCTGAACGAATCCACGGGCGCGTGGCTCGTCCGAACCGAACCGAAATTGCACGCCGCAATGTCGTGCGAATTCTGCGCGGGGATTATGGCGAACGGGGCGGTGACCACCAATGCGTGAATTGATGTTCGTCCCACACACCGCGCTGTTGCCCGATGGGTTCACCGATCTTTTGAACGAATGTTCAATGACCGAAGAAGTTGCGCCCAACATCGCGATGGCACTCGCTCCATCGGGCAAATGGATCGTGTGCTTCAACGATGGGGAGTGCATCCGCGTATACGGCGCGGGGCGGCGGAAGCCGACCCCTCGCCAGATCGCGCGGCATATTGCGAAGGAGGTTTTGTCGTGAAAACCGAACCATTGATGGATTGGGGCGATGCAGACGAACACGGTGAATGCTCCGTGTGCGGCCAACATCGCGAAAAGATCAATTCCGGCGAACTAAAACCGTGCTATGCGTGGGAACGCATCGCGGAAAAAGAAACGGAGGACGGCAATGAATGAGATTCGAACAATGATTTTGGACGCGTTGGCGTTGGTGACATTCATCGCGGCGATGGTGTTGCTGCTTGCGATGGGGGCAATGCGATGATCGCCGTGACATACCCGTCGCTGTTCAAAACCGTCCCCGACCGTCGCGTGGAATCCTGGGGATCGCTGGTTGATTTGCTTTCCACGCATCGCGAAAACGCAGACAAGGAACGCGCTCCAATGTGGTCGCCCGTGACCCTTGCCGATGGCGGGAAGCGATGCAATGCGGCGGTGATCGCGGTCAACGCGATGGTCGTTGATGTGGACGGCGGCACGGCGTTCGAGGTGGCGAAGGAGCGCGTCGCGGGGCGTGATTGGGTGGCGTATTCCACGCACTCCCACACGCCAGAAAATCCGCGGTTCCACCTCGTCGTTCGTCTGGATGAACCGATTTCCGGCGAACGATGGGCGAAGGAATATGACCGCATCCGTGGCGAAATCGGGTGCGGGGATGTGTTGCGCGCCCCGTGCCACTCGTATTTTCTGCCGCAACACCGTCCGCAATCCGAATGGTTTGTGGAGGTTGGGGGCGTAAGCCGCCATGAGGGGCGGGGCAATATTGATTTCGGTTGGGCGGTGTCCCGATGACATTGCGGCACGCATCGTTTTTTTCGGGCGCGGGCGGGTTGGACATTGGGTTTGAACGGGCGGGAATCCGCACCGTGTCGCATTCCGAGATTGATCCATACGCGTCCGCGGTCTTGAAACGGCATTGGCCGGAAACGCCAAACCTTGGCGACATCACGGCAATCGGTTGGGAGGACATTCCACATGCAGAAATCTGGTCGGGCGGATTCCCGTGCCAAGACTTATCCGTCGCGGGAAAACGCGCTGGGTTCGGCGGTTCACGGTCATCTCTCGCATTCACATTCCTTGACCTTGTTGAACGAGGTCGACCTCGGTGGCTCGTGCTGGAAAATGTCACGGGACTTTTCACATCCAACAACGGTGCAGATTTCCGACGGCTCATTGGGGAGATTGCCCAACTCGGGTATGGCGTGGCGTGGCGCACCGTTGACGCTCGCCATTTCGGTGTTGCACAACGACGAAGGCGCGTCTTTATCGTCTGCAACCGTGACGACGCTTTCAATGGTGTTGGAGCCCAACGCGCCGCGGAGGTTCTCGTTGAGTGCGAAGGCGGCTGCGGGCATATTGCGGCGGGCGGATCGCCGCGAGAAGACGCTTCCAGAATCGTTGCGGCACGCGTTGGAAACTCTGGCGGCGACATCTCCGCAACCGTCACCGCAAAATGGTCAAAGGGAAGCGGGGGACCGGCTGGCGACGAAACCCAAAACCTCGCCGTCGGTTCGTCGGTTGACACCGATGGAAACGGAACGGTTGATGGGGTGGCCAGACGGGTGGACAATCGTGGAATCCTGGGGCAAACCAACGATGGGGATTTTCAAACGGAAGAAACGGTGAAGGCGTTTCAAACCCGTGTGGATGAAAAACACGGCAACTTCACAATGACCGAAACGGATGTTGCAAATTCGATTTCGGCATTGTGGGCGGCTGACACTTCGCATCGGTCAATGACGCTTGTCAACACATTCGGGGCAGAAACCCACCGCGCATTGCAAGCGCGGGATTGGAAGGCTGGGGTTGCGAATCAGGACATTGGCCAAGAAGGTTTCCTCGTTGGCGAACCCGTGCTTTCATTCCCGTCGCGGTTCGGATCAAACGCCAATGTCACCGAAGATCAAGCGCAATCGTTCGCGCACAATGCGGGCGCTCCGGCGGTGCTGGTCGGCTCGTCGTATGACGGGCTGAATCAGAAATTTGACGGGGATGGCGCACATCGAACCTTGCGGATCGGTCGCGATTCGTCGGATTTCGTGGTCGCCGAACCAGAAATCACGGACGGTGACCCGATGTTGCCCGTCGGTCTGGACGGTCATCGCTATCGGTGCTGCGGGAATGGCGTTGTTGCCCCCGTTGCGGAATGGATTGGTCGCCGCATTGTTGCGGTTGATGCCAAATATATGTTGGGGTCGGCAGCGGGTTATGCCGACCCCAACGCCAATGCAGAAGGAGGCGGACGATGAAACTTGATCGGCGAAACGATCCCGTGACGATCACGGATTTCCGGCATTTGGGTTCACGGGAAACCCGCACACGGTCAACGGTGACGATCTGGATGATGGCCGCGGTCATCATCCTGGCAATCATCGTCAAGGCGGTGGTGCGATGACCACGATTTCAAAGGCGATTGATCCGAAACGGGTTGGCATTTCAAAATCGTTGGTCACGTCAACGGCGTTGTGCAACCGAAAAGGTTGGTTCAACGAACACATCCGCACGGCTGACGGGTCGCGTCTGCCGCTGATCGCGCCGGAACGGGTCGCATTCGGTTCGGCATTGGACGAGGCGATTCTATTCATCGCATGGCACATCCGCGAAGGTCTGCCGTGGCGTGAATCGGATGCCGTGGCCGAAGGATTGAAAGCGGCGTTGGGTCGGAAGCATCAACCGAACATCAATTGGGAGGTGTTCGAGGTGCAACTCCGCAACGCCGTGGCGATCTTCCGCGCGGATGTGCTGAACGACACCGTGCCGGATTCGCGTCCATTGGTGGATTTCCGCGGTTCAATGTTGCAAGGTCTGGATGGCGAATCGTTGCGGGTTGGCGATCTGATCGGAACACCCGATTTCATCATCAACGGGGACACCCGAACGAACGGGCGCACGCTGATCTTGGATCTGAAGGCATCGTCACGGGCAAAATCCGAACGGGATTTGCGTTCGGCAGAATTGTCATTCTACGCGTGGCTTTGGTCGGTTCACACGGGCGGCGAATTGCCAGATGTCGGCTATTTGACCTTCGCGCGAACGGCTAAACCGCGCTATCAGTTGCTCGTCGGTGCGGCAGATGTTGGGCATTTGCTGCTCGCTGATGAATTCGTCAAAACCACACGGGCGGTCATTGCGGCCAAACGCCAAGAAGATGTTGGGTTTTCCACATCATTTTGCGCGTCGTGTGAATGGCGAAAACCGAATCCAGAAGTGGGATTCGATGGATGTTCCATCGGACTGCTTGTGGCGGCAGAAGAAACGGAGGTGGAGTGATGGCGTGGGTCGCGACGGGGGATTCCACATCGGAAGCGTGGCGACCTGGGGTTGTGAAATTGGTGGATGATGTGCGCGCGGCATTGTCGGACGATCTCCGGCGCGCACCGTGGAAGGGTTCGGCAAACCCATTCGCGGGTCATTGCTATGTCGCATCGGAAACGGTGTTCCATATCCTTGGCGGTCGTGCGGCGGGGATCACCCCGATCCATATGAAGCACGAGGCGCAACCACATTGGGCGTTGCGGTTTTCGGATGGTTCAATCGTTGATCCGACCGCGGATCAATTCGCGACCCGTCCGAATTATTCGATGGCGCGCAATGCAACATTTCTGACGGTGAAGCCGTCGCAACGGGCGGTCACATTGATCGCACGGATCAAATCGGGTTGGGTTCGGCCGGAAATTCGGTCGGCCAGAAATGGAGGCGATTCAAATGGCGTTTGATTTGAAGGACTATGTGGATGTGGCGGAGCGGCTCCGCGAATTCTATGAAAAGCACCCATCGGGTCGGGTGACCACCGCCATCGTGGAGATGACGGACAAGCGGGTGGTCGTTCGGGCGGAGGCATTCCGTGCGGCGGATGCTGTCGTTCCGGCGGGGGTCGGTCATTCGGGATTGTCAATTCCTGGGGTGACCCCATACACGCGCGGATCGGAATTGGAGAATGCCGAAACTTCCGCCATCGGGCGGGCGTTGGTCGCGGCTGGTCTGGCATCCAAGCGGGTGGCATCGGCGGACGAGGTGATGGCCAAGCGGGTGGACGGCGTGACACCCGTGACCGTGACGATTGGCGAACACGCTCCCGTTGAAACGGTGGTCATGCCATCAGACGATGATCGAATTTTGCGGGCGGCGATGTCGCTGGCGAACGCAGATCCGACCACGGGTTCCACATGTCCCGTTCACCGGAAGCCGTGGAAACTCCGTGAAGGAACATCGTCCAAGACGGGGAAGGATTATTCATTCTGGTCATGCGGATCCAAAGACGACAATGCCCCGCGGGGTTGGTGCGACCAGCAACCATCCCCAGAATGGAAGGCGGCGAATGAACGCCGCAATTCGGATGGGGGCTATTGATGTCGGAGGCGTGGATCAAGGTTGCCGTCAAAACGCTCCGTGATCCGAAGGTGGTCACCCTATCGTCCGACGCGGTGCGTTGGGCGTGGGTGGCCATCCTTCTGGCCGCGAAGGAACAAACGCCGCCCGGACATTTTGATTCGGAACCCCATTTGCGGGCGGTCGTATCCCCGACCGTCGGGGAGCATTTCACCGAATTGGTGGAAAAAGGGTTGTTGAACATTGACCCAGACGGCGGGATTGCGCCCGCTCGATGGCGGAGATACCAGATTGACCCGACCGCGGCTGACCGTCAAAAGCGGGTTCGCGAACGTGACGGGCGTGACATTGCCGTGACGAAAACCGTGACGGGGCGTGACATCGCCGTGACGCGTCACGCAAAAAATCGTGACGGTCACACCCTAGACATAGACAAGGACAAGGACATTGACAAGAAACTATTTATCTCAAACGGGAAGACGGAATCGGTGGGCGATGTGGTTCAACGGGCATTGAAGGCGGCCAAACCGTGACCGAATACGCGGCACGGGGTCGGTTGGTGCTCCTGGACGGGGCAACATTGGCGACGGCGAAAATCGTTGCCAATGGCAGAAACGCCCAGAATGCCAACGCGCCAGATCGCCCCTACTACGACCGCGCATTGATGCAAGACGATGAAACGGCATCGCTCGCATCGGCGTGCGCGGAGGCGGCGGTGGCTGGATTGCTTGGCTTGGTTTGGCACGCCAAGGTTTGGGATGCGGCCGATCACCACTTTCACCGTGACGAACCAGATGTGGGCGACACCATCGAGGTGCGCCGTATCCGTGAACCAGACAACGGGCTGGTGGTTCGGCAAAAGGATGTCGGGATGGGGAAAACCATCGTGATCGCATACCCGTTGCCGGAATCGGGGTTCGCAATCGTTGATGTCATCGGGTGGATGGTCGCCGATGACGCGTGGAGCGTGGGGGGCGACTATCGAACCCAGACGCGCCGCGTCCCGCAACGGGACATTCGGCCAATCGTTGAATTGATGGAAAGGGGCGCGCAATGAGAAAAGCAAACACAAGCGACCGAACATTTGAACAACGGATGGAGCCCTACTACACGGAGGCGTTCCAGATTCTGCGTGGTCGCCAGAAGGCATACGGTCCGGCGAACATCCTCACCGCGGGCGTGTGGGGTGTTATTGAACAAGCGACCAACAAGGTCGAACGCGCACGGGCGCAATTGTTCGGTGACATTTTGGCGGGGAAAATCGTGCTGGACGAAATGGACAACGAAACCGAAACCGTGTTCCGGGATTCGTTGATTGATTTGATGAACTATGCCGCCATTGCGCTGGCCGTATGGGACGGCGAATGGACGGCAGACATGAAGATGGAGGGAAATTGATGACACGACGGGAAGAAGTGCTGCACGCAATCCGTGGATTCGTGAAGGCGAACGGGTATTCACCAACGGTTCGGGATTTGGCGGCGATCCTCGGGGTTGGTCATTCAACCATTCAACGGGCGTTGGAAGATCTGGTGAAGGACGGCAAAATCCAACGAGCAAATGGCGTGTCCCGTGGTCTGGTTTTGAAGGGGGAATGACGATGCCGGTTTATCAGTTCCAATGTCCGATTTGTGGGGTGTTGGAAGAACGAATGCAATCAATCAATTCGCCGTGGGCGACCACGCAAACGCCACGGTGTGAAAAGTGTGGCCCTTGGATGGTGCGCGTCATCTCCGCACCGTCCATCGTTTACAAGGGCAAGGGGTGGGCGAAGAAAGAACGGGGGACGAAATGACGGAATCAACGGTGTTCGCGTCTGGGGTGTTGCAATTCGCGTTTGACACGGATGAAACGCGGGTTGAATTTGTTCGGACAAACTACGCCACGGGCGGTCTGGCGGTGCTGGCACGGAATGCCGAAACCCACGAGCCGTTGGCTCGGATGTCTGCCAATTTCGAGGGCGAAACGCTCCCGCCGGACGAATTCTATTTGCGGAATTGGAGCGAAAACACGGAGATCGCCCAGTTGTTGATCTTGACGGGGGCAATCCAACCCGTTGCCAATGCGGAGCCGATGGAAATGAATCACGGGATAGCGTATCGTTGGCGCATCGTTGATTGACCCAGAAAGGACGGGTGAATGAGCAAAGCAAAGCAGCAGGGCGGAACGAAGCGCGCACCCGTGTGGCACGCCGTCCCGTGCTTCCATTGCGGCCAACCAATCCCGTCCGGCGCAGACGGGTGGCGCGTTCGATGGATCAACTTCACGGATGGCGGTCGCAGAATGGCGATGACATGGCAACACCGAAAATGCACGGGGGTGAAGTGATGGGACGGTTCAAAGACATCGCCACGGGCGAGCAGATCAACACGGAGGAAATGCAGATCAAGCGAACCCGCGGGCGACGCGCTCGCAACCGAGGGAATGCGTTTGAACGAGAAGTTGCTGCCCGTTTGGGTGGCGATGCAAAACGCGTGGGGATGTACGGTTCCAAAACCGATGTGGAATCCCCGTGGCTGGCCGCGCAAACGAAGGTCGGTGGCTCATATCCCGAACGCATTGACGGGTGGTTGCGATCCATCAACGCCAAGAGCGACCAATTGCGCGCGGTGATCCTTGGTGATTCCCCTGGCGCGGGGATGCGCCGCCGGACGCTCATCGTGCTGGATTTTGATGATTTCTGCGCGTGGTACTCAAACGAGACGGGCAATGAAGAAACGGAATGATTCAATCTTGACCCGCCGTGATCTGGTGTTGGCGTTCACCGAGGCGCGAACGCTGGCAGAGCGTGCGCTCGCATCTGCCCCCGAATATGTTCGCGGGTATCAGGACGGACTTGCCGTTGCCATTGAGATTGTGCGAGCATTGGACAATATGGATCGCGCAATCGTGCATCAAAAGGTCGAACGGCGTTGACGCGCTCGGCCGTCATCTGGTTGATGTCGGTCGTCATCGCATCAAGCGCGGTGGCAAATACGCCAAATCGGGTCATTGCCCCAACCCCCACTTCAACCCCAACGCCGATGCCAACGCCGAACCCAATCCCGACCTCAATCGTCCAGACTGATCCAAACCCAACCATTCGGGGCATCGCCACGCACTACGACGCTGAACGAAACGGACAGTCTGCGTGGTACACGAGGGAAGGCATCGTGCTTTATGGGGCTGCTGGTCCGGCATTGCGGAAAATCGTTCGGCACAAATGGGGCAACCGCTATCCCGTGATCGTTTCATCAAAATTGACGGGCATTTCGGTCGTGGTGTGGGTCGTTGACTTCTGCGAATGTCGCGGCGGTGACAAAAACCCCGACAATGACCGATTGATTGATCTGGCTCCCGCCGTCTGGGACGCGCTGGGTGTCCCGTTATGGCGGGGCGTGACTGGCGTGACGATTGAAGTGCTTCCGACGCGATGATTGCATTTCGTGTATCGTTGCGCGTCTAGGGGGGACAATGGTACAGGAATCAAAAGACGACCGACTTGAACGAATGCGGGCGAACCTTCAATCCCCGCAATCAAAAATTTTCACCCAAATGGTGCGAACCGCACGGGGTGATTCACGGGCATTGGCTGGTGTGGCGTATGCCCACGAGCGGCTTGGTCTGCCCGCATCGTGGTTGCGCGAACGGATGGCTGGCCGCATTCGTGTCAAACCGTTGGACATTGAGATCCTCGATCGGGTCATTGACATCGCCAAATCAACCCCGAACGGGGTGGCGTTGAACATCGAGCGCGACCCCGCGCAATCGGCGGAGGTCGGGGAATATCGGCGGGCTGTGGCGAAGATGTGCCGTGAATGCGCGCCCGCGCCAGACAAGGGCAAAGACCAGCAATGCCCCGATGGTCAATGCCCATTGCGCCCCGTGTCCCCATTGGAATTGCACCCACGCGCACACCGAAACCCCCCGATTGTCGGGAAGGATTGGGCGCGCTAGACTTCCCATCGGGCGCGCGTGGACGCTCGCCGCGGCGTGATGCCAATTGGCGGGGAAATCGGGGTTCAACTCCCCGACGCGTCCATCAACACAAGGGGGTTCAATGGCCAAGGCTGACAAATGGATTGCGCTGGATGCGTGGATTGCCAACGCCCAGCGGGTGTTGGGATTGTCTGGCTGGGTCGTGATCGTGTTGCGGGACGCGGCAGACGTGACCGCGTGGGCAGACATTGAACCCCATAGCCAAGCCAACACCGCAGATCTGCGGTTGGCGCATGACTTCTGGCGGCAACCAGCCGTCCGGCAACGGCTCGTGTTGACCCACGAATTGATCCATCTGATCACATCCCGCGTTGATCGCATGGTTGACACGCTTGAAGATCCGATGGGCAAATTGGCGTTTGCCGTGTTCGAACCGCAATATTCAGACGCGACCGAACGCATGGTTGAACATCTGGCCACAATCATCGCCCCGATGCTCCCGCTCCCGTCGCTGCCCAAGGGGTGAACCCGAAGCGTCCGTGCTTGGAATGCGGCGCACCAAGCCGTGGTTCACGGTGCGAATTGCACCAGATTCCGGACACCCGAAAGCGCCCAGGATACGGCGCGGAGTGGACGAAGGTCAGCCGCGAGATGCGGCGGCGCAACCCCGTGTGTTCGATGTGCGCCCGAACCGGAATCCCGTTGGCCGTTGACCACATCGTTCCGCGGTCGTTGGGTGGGTCGGATGACCCGTGGAATCTGAGGGTGTTGTGCGGTGATTGCCACCGTCGTTTCGGTCGCACACGACGATCACGATGACCACTGACGGGGGTATGGGGTCAGAATCTGGCACGCACAACGCTTGTATATCCGACCCCCAATGCCGTGCGCGGTCGGTTGGGTTTTTTGGTTTTGGGCAGATTTTCGGATTGGGTCGGTTCGGACGAACCGTCGCCCCGCGATGTGCTACCATCGGCCAATGACAAACGGAGGATTTTCAGAGGCGTTTAGGTCGCGCATCGTCGCGTCCGGCGAAGAGTCGCCCGATCAATTGCTTGCCAATCCATCGAATTGGCGCGGGCATCCGTCGGGTCAACGGGAAGCGTTGGCCGCCGTGCTTGATCAAGTTGGATTCGTCGCGCCCGTTATCGTCAACCGTACAACTGGACGGCTGATTGATGGACACCTGCGCGTTGAACTTGCGCTGGCACGCGATGAAACGATGATCCCCGTGTCATATGTTGAACTGACCGAAGACGAAGAACGATTGGTGTTGGCGACATATGACCCGCTTGGTGATTTGGCATTTGCAGATCCCGCACGGTTGGGCGAACTATTGGCGGAGATCACACCGTCATCATCTGAAGTCGCTGAACTGCTCGGCAATCTGGCACATGCGACCGGAGCCGAAGCACCGAAGTTTGACATCGGCACGGTGGGCGAACAATCACAACTTGATCAGAAAAACCCAATCAAATGTCCGGGGTGCGGATATGAATGGCGGCCATAGCCTTCGCGTTGATTGGTGTTCCAGACAAGCGGCAAAATACGCGGTTGAAAAATGGCACTACTCGCGGCAAATGCCATCGTTCAAATTGTCGTGCCTCGGCGTTTGGGAGGATGACAAGTTCGTCGGAACGGTGATTTTCGGCGGTGGCGCAACACCGCAATTGTTGAAGCCGTATGGTCTGGGCTTGTTCGAGGGTTGCGAATTGGTTCGGGTGGCAATGACCAAACACAAAACACCCGTGTCCCGTGTCATCGCCATCGCGTTGCGAATGCTCAAAAAAACCTATCCTGGACTCCGTTTGGTCGTGTCGTTCGCAGATCCGGCAGAGGGTCACGCGGGGGGGATCTATAAAGCGGGCGGGTGGATTTATACGGGGACAATGGGGAAAGCAACCTATTTCAAAATCCACGGTCGTGTCCGACACCCGCGAAGCGTCGTGCAGAAAGGATCGGAAAATTCATTGGCGGCCGTGCGACGGAATTTTGACCCCAACGCAACCGCGGTTGTGAAGGAAGGCAAGCACCGCTATTTGATGCCATTGGATGATCAAATGCGGCAACAGGTTGCGCCGCTTGCTCAACCGTATCCGATCAAGGTAGAATCCACGCCAGACGCGCGCGAAGCATAGGGAACGATGCGCCCCGATTCCATCGGGGAAGAGGACGCTGTGATGCGATCCGCGCGCTCCAAACACGGGGGGCGAATGACAAGGCTACTTCGGCAGAATCGCGAATTGCGTGAAATCGGCGCATGGAATTGGACGATCCCCGCGCTTGGCGCGAAACTTGATGATGGTCGAACGATCCACACTTGCCCGCAAGCGGGCGCATGCGCGGCGTTGTGCTACGCCAGGAACGGCACATTCCGGTTCAAGCCCGTCAAAGCGGCACACGCTCGCAACTTGAAATTCGTGTTGGATGATCCCGTCGGATGGGAAGCGGCGATGAATGACGAAATCAAACGATTCGTCAAAGCGGGCGCATATGTTCGCATCCACGACGCGAGTGATTTTTTCGCTGACGACTATTTGATGGCGTGGATGCGGATTGCCGCTGCCCACCCATCCGTCGTGTTTTACGCGTACACGAAAGAAGTGTCCAGATTCAAACGGTTGGCCGTCGGGCATTCCCCGTCAAATTTCCAATGGCTGTATTCGATGGGCGGCAAAGAAGACCATTTGATTGACACGGTGAACGACCGGCACGCCGAGGTTTTTCCCGACGCTCAATCATTGGAAGCGGCGGGATACTTCAATCAAGAAGCGTCCGACATTTTGGCGATCACCGCACCCACCAATCGGATCGGCATTGTCGCCAACAACATCCCGCAATTCAAGAAAAAGCAAGGCACCGCAACATTCGGGGATCTGCAACGAGCGCGGACATAGCGTTAGACTTGGGCGATGGGAACCCGTGGACCTCAACCAAAGCCGACGCGTTTGAAGATTCTGGCTGGGCAAACCCGCCCGTCCGTCATCAACTACGCGGAACCAATCCCCGCGGGCGGGGCGTTGACCCCGCCGCCAGATCTGCGGCCGGAAGTGCGGGTAGTCTGGGATCGGGTGATTGATGCGCTCGGTCACACGGGCGTGCTGACATCGGCGGATCGGGATTTGATTCGACTCTATTGCGAAGCGTTCACCCGATACACGGAAGCGGAAACGATGTTGGCCAAGACCGGACCTCTGGTTCGGGGGCGTGAAGGAACATTCGTCAAAAACCCGTTGCACCAGATCGTTCGGGAAAACGGCGATGCGGTGAAAAAGTATGCACGGGAATTGGGGTTGACCCCATCATCCCGCGTTGGATTGAAGGGGGAAATTGGTGACCAAGCGAATTCGGCAACCGCGAAACTCGACGCGCTCATCCGTGCCGCCCGTCGCGCCTGAAGGCGAAACGGTTGCGACATTCATCGAATCATTCTGCCGTCTGACCAAAGGGGACACGGCTGGACAATTGATTGAATTGCGCCCGTGGCAACGGCAGATCTTGAACGAAATATTCGCGCACCGCGAAGACGGTCGCCGCAAATATCGTCGCGGGTTGTTGTTGATGCCGCGAAAGCAAGGCAAAAGTTTGTTGGCCGCGGGCATCGCGTTGTTTTCGCTGTTCACCGAAATCGGCGCAGAAGTCGCCATCGTCGCGGGTGACCGCGCCCAAGCGCGCATCATCTTCCGGGAATGCGCTCGGATGGTGCAATTGGATCCCGTGCTGTCGCGCAAATTGCATGTGTTGCGCGATGTGATTGAATACGCGGAAACGGGTTCGGTGTTGCGCGTGCTGTCATCGGAAGCATCACGCGCCGAAGGGTACAACTTTTCAACCGTGCTATTTGATGAAGTCCATGTGCAACCAGATGACCGACTCTGGGCAACGGTGAACCTCGGTTCCGGCACACGCAAAAACCCGCTCGTGTTGGGCATTTCAACGGCGGGATCCAAAAGCGATTCTCGCGGCCAAGATTCGCTGTGCTACAAGTTGTGGCAATACGGTCGCCGCATTGAATCGGGGGAAATTCAAGACGAGCAATTCTATTTCCGATGGTTCACCGCGCCAGAAGATCTGCAATGGGATTCGGTTGAAGCCGCGAAAGCGGCAAATCCGGCATGGGGTGATTTCCTTGACCCCGAAGATTTCACGGCGGCAGCGCGGTCATTGCCGCGTGACGAGTATGAAACGAAACGGCTGAACCGATGGATCGCGCGTTCAACATCATGGTTGCCAACGGGATCGTTCGAGCGATTGCAAACCGACCGACGGTTGATTCCGGGCGAACCAATCGTTGCTTCATTTGACGGCTCATTTGATGGGGACTGCACCGTGCTGGTTGGGGCAACTCTGGACGGCCACATTGAACCGCTGTTGTTGTTTGAACGGCCAATTGATGACCCGCATTGGCGTGTGGACATTGGGGAAGTTGAAGCCGCGATCCTGGAAATTGCCAAGAAATTCCAGATCATCGAATTGGCGGCAGATCCATTCAGGTGGTCGCGGTCGTTGGAAGCGTTGGAACACGCTGGATTGAACGTGGTTCACTTCCCCCAGAGTCCTTCAAGGATGGTGGCCGCGTGTCAACGCTACTTCGAGGCGGTCACGCAAGGAGAGATCCATTGGGGCGGCGAGCCGCATTTGACCGCGGCGATGGTCCGGCATTTCCAGAATGCCGCCGTGAAGACGGATCGGTTCGGCCCTCGCATCGTCAAGGAACATCGCGGGTCTGCCCGCAAGATTGACCTCGCCGTTGCTGCTACGATGGCATTGGATCGGGCGCGCTATTATGCCAGCGAGGCGGCAAAACCCGCCAGAAGCGTGGAGTTTCACAGCCTATGATTTCAACCATCGCGGAAATTGCCGGTGTCGGTCTGCTAATCTTGGCCGCGTATTTGGTGCATCCATCAATCATCATCGGTCTGGTCGGGATCGGTCTGATTGCATTCGGCTATTCAAGGGGTGACAAGTGAGCATCATTCGCCGCGTATTGGGGACAAATCTACAACCGCGAAACTTGAATGGTCTGGGGTTGATTCCGCAAGCGTTTGATCGCGTTCCGGGAATCTCCGCCAAGCGTGTTGATGAAGAGTCCGTGTTTGGATTGTCCACGGCTTGGGCTTGCGTGACCTTGTTGAGCGACTTGATCTCCACACTCCCAATTGATTCTTATATTCGCGACAATGGCCAGCGTCGCCCGTATCGTCCGGGCGGTGTCAAACCGTTGTGGATGACGAACCCGATTCCGGGGCAGAATGTTGGCATCAATGAAATTTTGTCGCAAATCACCGTCAGTCTTTACGTCAACGGAAACGCTTTCGTGTTTGCACCGCGCGACCCAGACACCAACGAGCCGCTAGAAGTTCGCGTCCTTGACCCTCGCACTATCACCATCCACCAGCGCGGGCGTGAGGTTTTCTATACGATCCGCAACGGCGCGGAGAATGTGGATTTTGGATCTGACACCATTTTGCACATTCCGTTGATCACGCTGCCCGGACAACTCCGCGGCATCAATCCAATCGAGGCTCTCCGCAACACTCTTGCGTTGGGAATGACGCTTGATGATTCTGCCGCCAACTTCTTTGCGACCGGCTCCACGCCTACGGGCATCATTGAAACGCCAGACGCGCTGACGGCCGAACAAGCCAAGTTATTGAAAGACGGTTGGTTGCGCCACCACACGGGTGTCAACGCACACACTCCTGGGGTGTTGAGCGGCGGAGCGACATTCAAAGCATTGTCGTTCCGACCGGAAGACGCGCAACTGCTCGCGTCACGGGAGTTCACCGTCAACGAAGTCGCGCGCATCTTCCGCGTCCCGCCCGCGCTCCTCGCCGTCACGACTCCGGGCGCGATGTCATATTCATCAGTCGTTGAATTGAACGCGTCATTCGTGTCGTACACGCTGCGCCCGCTTGCGGAAAAGATCGAACGCGCACTGTCGATTTTGATTCCGCGGCCAGAAGCGTTCACGCGATTGTCCATGGACGCGTTGCTTCGTGGATCAACCCGCGAACGGTTTGAAGCCTATCGCATCGGGCTATCCGAAGGGTGGATCAATGTGGCAGAAATCAGACGGCTGGAAGACCTTGCGCCCGTGGATGATGCGGCGGCCAACGCATATCGTCAACCGTTGAATCAATCCGATTCCGCGTTGGCATCTGCCAAGCAGAAAGCCGACGTGTATGCCGTACTGATCAACGCGGGCGTTGATCCGGCAGAAGCCAGACGGATCGCGAAACTATGACATTCACTTCACGACATATCACCATCGGAACGGCTGCTGTTGCCATTGGAACCGCAACGCTCAAAAACACCCACGAATTGACAATTGAATCAAACGACAACAAAACCGTTTATGTCGGAGATGAATCGGTCACCGTAGGCGGGGGATTTGAAATTGTCAAAAACGCAATTGTTCCCATCAAAATTGCAAACGGAGACATTTTGTGGGCGGTGTCAGACTCATCCGATGCGGTGATTTCCGTGTTTGATTTTCAGGTTGATCCTTGATGCCATACGCTATCGAACCAGATTTCAACGGGTGCGCGTTTGCCGTTGTGAAGGTCAATGCGGACGGCTCCAAGGATATTGTTCCTGGGGGATGCCATCCGGCGGACGAGCAGTCATTGGCCGAAGACCATTTGACCGCGCTGAACATTGCGCTTGAAGACGAACGGGCGATTGATCCGAACGGATATGAGCCGACCGCGGCGATGCGGGCAGAGGCAGAGCGCGGACTTCAATGGCGGCGTGAATACGGGCGCGGAGGAACGGACATTGGGGTTGCCCGCGCCCGTGATATTTCCAACGGCAAGCGTCTGCCCTATGAAACGGTCGTGCGGATGAATTCATATTTCGCGCGCCATACGATTGACAAGCAAGCGGAAGGTTTCCGTCCGGGAGAAGACGGCTACCCGTCTGCTGGTCGCATCGCGTGGGCGTTATGGGGTGGAGATGCTGGCGAACGATGGGCGGGGGCTATCATTGACGCGGCTGATGAAAATGGCGACCGAATGAGAAGCAAAGGGGATGACATGGCAATCGAATTCCGAACCGCTGCGGTTGAACTCCGCGCCGTTGACGAAACGGGAATGACGTTTGAAGGATATGCCGCGCTGTATGATTCGCCGTCCGACACGGGCGTTGCACCAGAAGTCATCAAGCCCGGAGCATTCCGCCGATCATTGGCCGCCGCAGAGCGTGGCGAATGGGATGTCAAAGCGTATCAAGACCACAACCCTGAACTCTTGCTTGGAACAACCAAGTCCGGCACGCTAACGCTTGATGATGACGGAAAAGGTCTGCGCGCACGCGTGTCATTGAATCCGAACATTTCATTCCATCGCGACCTTGCCGAAATTGTCAAGACGATGGGCAAGTCGCTGGGGATGTCGTTCGGGTTTTTCTCAACCAATGCAAACAAGGTGAACGATGAAGGGGTGCGTGAATTGCGTGATGTGAAGTTGGTCGAGGTTTCCGCATTGACGGGGCTCGCGCCGTATTATCCGGGAACCATTTCAACGGTCGCCGTGCGGTCGCTGGCATCCGATAGCGGGATTGATGTGGCCGCGCTCCGTGAAGCGGTGGTCGCTCTGCTCGCGGGCAATATGAATGAAGATCAAGCGAAGGTCATCGCCGATGCGGTCAACGCCGTCATCGTTGACGATGAATCTGATGCGGCAGAAGCCGAAACCGAACCAACCGAAGGTGCGGCAACGGACGAGGAAACCGCTGCTGACTTGGATCCGATGGAGCAGCCCGCGCCAGAAACCGAAACGGAATCCGGCGTGAAAGTGGAGATCGAAGTCACGATCCCGCGCGCAGTACCACGATCAATCCGCGAACGCCAAATTGAATTGGCGCGTCGCGCCTTAGACTAAAAAAACCAAAACGCAAGGGCAGATCCGCAAAGGGCATTCGCACCGCCGGACGAGTACCACCGTTGAGGGGATTGATAAAAAAACCGAATAGCGAAAGGGGAATCATCGTGTCGAATGAACTGATGAACCGCCTCCATTCTGCATATCGGACGGACTTTGAGGCTGCGAAGGGTCTTATCACCCGCGCCGCTGACGAGGCTCGCGAACTTTCCGCAGAGGAGAGCGCGCAGTATGACCGTCTCAACGAGCAGATGGATGCAAAGTTGGAAAAGATCAACGACATCAAGAAGGGCGAAGAGCGTTCAACGAAGTTGGCCGCAATCGTCGGAAACCTTGAAGTCACATCGGCAAAGCCGCTGAACAATGATGCGGATGTCCTCCGCGCCATCATCAACGGCGAGAAGCGTTCCGCGAATTTTGAACTTCGCGCGCTCGCAACGGCTACGGCTACAACGCCTGTGACGTTTGCTGATTTCGTGGTTGAGCAGTTGGTTGAAGGCAACCCTGTTTATGAAGGCGCGTCCAAGATCCGCACAACCGACATCCGAAACATCACCGTGCCTGTGATGGCGGGAACCGCGCCAAGCGCGGCTTTCGTTTCCCAGGGCGGAACGATTTCGGCTTCGGATCCAGTCTTCACAAGCATCACGCTTGGCGCATACGCGGCGGCAACGCTGACGCTTGCATCACGCGAGTTGGTTGATTCGGCTGGCTTCAACCTCGTGGAATATGTTGGCCGCGCGGCGGGCAACCAGATCGCATTCCTCGCGGGTTCGGCGTGTACCCTCGGAACCGGAACGGTTCAGCCAACGGGCTTCGTGTCCGCGCTGACCACGGCTGGTGCGCTTACGACCGCAACCAAGTCAGGGACGGTCACGGCGACCTTCTTTGATGCGCTCGATCTAGCGGGCGTGATCTATGCACTCTCGCCAAAATATAGGAACGCCAACACGGTGTGGCAGATTTCAACGGGTGCAGCGAGCAAGGTTCGCCGCCTCCAGGATCTGAACGGACAGTTCATTTGGCAACCAGCCGTCGCGGCTGGTGCGCCAGAGACACTGCTCGGATATCGTGTCAAGGAGAATGTCCACATGGCCGCGGTTGCATCTGCATCCAAGTCCGTGGCATTGCTCCACGAGCCGTCGTTCTATATCCGAGAAGCGGGTGGTGTTGAAGTGGCAACCTCGCAGGAACGCTACTTCGAGATCAACAGCATCGGAATCCGAACGATCTATCATGTGGACTCGGCGCTGCCGGATACACTTGCGGGTCGCGTGCTCGTTTCCGCCAACTCATAATTGGCAATCTGCCTCGGTTGAGGTAGAATCGTCCGAGCGTCGCCCGTCTGGGTGACGCTCGGACTTTTATTTGGAGGGTGAGGCAATGACGCTCCGCATCGCTTGGTCAAGCAATGCCCCTTGGACGGGATCGGGATATGGCGTGCAAACCGCGGAAATCGTTCCGCGTTTGGTTGCAGACGGCCACGAAGTCGCGATCCTCGCGAATCACGGGCTTGCGGGTTCGATCATCAATTGGGGCAATCCGCCCGTTCCGGTTTTCCCGCAAGGCATTGATGCATATTCCAATGACATCCATCCCGCGCAGATCGCGAACCACATTGGCGACCAGCGACATCGCGGGCTTGGCTTGACATTGTTTGATGTTTGGGTCTTCAAAGCACCGCAATGGGATGAAGTGCCGCTGCTATGTTGGACACCCGTTGACCACGATCCGGTCACGCCAGAGGTGTCCACATTTTTCAATCGTCCTGGTCGAAAATGGGCATTGGCAATGTCAAAATTCGGCGAACAAGCGTTGCTTGATTCGGGGATTTCCCGCGAGCGGGTGTTTTATGCGCCGCATTCATACGACCCAAACATTTTCAGTCCAGACGGCGAAACGATGCGCGACAAAATGCAGATCCCTGCGGACGCGCATTTGACCACAATGAACGCCGCCAACAAGGGCAACACCCCTATCCGAAAGTGCTTCCCTGAAAATCTGGCCGCGTGGTCGGAATTCGCACGACGGCACGACGATGCGTTTTTGTACCTTCACACGGAAGCATCCGGCATCGCAAGCGGCGTGAACATCCCTCGGCTGTTGAAAGCGGTTGGTGCGCCAGAAAAGCAAGTTCGCATCGTTCCACAATTTGAATATCGGATGGGCATTTCCGCGCAGACGGTTGCCGCATTGATTCGATCAAGCGATGTGCTGCTCGGCGCGGCACGGGGAGAAGGCTTCGGTGTCCCGACACTAGAAGCCCAAGCCACGGGCGTTCCGGTGATCGTCACGAATTGGACGGCATCGCCAGAGTTGGTCGGTCACGGGTGGGTTGTTGAAGGGCAAAAAGAATGGGACGAATTTCAGGGGTCATTCTGGAAGTTGCCATCCGTTGACGGGATCATTGATGCGCTTGAACAATCGTATGCATTGAAAGGTGACGCGGCCAGATTGTCAGAAGCGCGTGCCGCGTCCATCAAATTCGCCGAGCCGTACCAGACGGACAATGTGTTTGCAACCCATTGGCGACCGATTTTGTCGTCAATGGAAACTTTGTTGGCGGAAGGTGTCAAGCCAATCAACCGTGAGCAGCGGCGTGCAGCCGTGAGGCGGAAGCGATGAATGATGTGACCGTGATCACGGCAAGTCTGCCCGACCGCGGGCGACTACGCGAAGACGCGATTCAATCCGTCGCATCCCAGACGATGCCGCCATCTGATCATTTGATCGGCATTGACTATCAACGGGTCGGTGGTTGGCGCGTTCGGAATCTGCTCGTGTCGCAAGTGGAAACCAAATGGGTGCAGATCCTGGACGATGACGATTTGCTGCTCCCGAACCATCTGGCGACGATGTTGGACTATTCCGGCGCGGGGGCTGACATCGTCTATTCATATGCCGATGTCGTTGGTGACAAATCGTTTGACCTATACAACCGACCATTTGACGGGAATTTATTGCGGACATCGTCCATCGTTTCTCACGCGGCATTCGTGCGAACCGAATTGATTCTTGACCTTGGCGGTTGGGACAATCAGAAGGGCTACGACTGGACATTCTGGGTCAAAGCATTGGACGCTGGGGCGCAATTCCTATCCGTGCCAGAAAAGACGTGGATCTATCGGTTGACACCCGAATGGAACCACGAATCGCGACCGTGAAGCCGGTCGTCATTCTGGCCGCGGGGCGCGCGACCCGTCTTGGCGGCGTGAACAAATTGCTCGTCACGGCGGGCGGTCTGCCCGTCCACGAATGGCATCGTCGGGCATTTGAAGGGTCTGACATTTCGATCGTCGTGCATGATCATTCCGTTCGCGCGATCGAAGATGAAGTCCCGTGGGCGAACGCCATCATCGGAACCAACAAATTCAATGGTCCGGTTGGAGCGTTGGACGCGTATTTGGCGCAGACGAATCAAACGGACGGATTGACCGTCGTGTTCGCGGATACGCTGATCCCACCGCAGCCATTGTCTTCGGGTGATTGGGTTGGCGTTGCGGCCGCCCCAGCGCGTCGTTGGGATATGCCATCGGCGCGCGGGCATTGGGTGCGCGGAATCCCACGGGTTCCAGTCTGCATTGGGATCTATTCGTTCGGGGATGTGAACGCGCTCCGAAAGGCTGCATCCGCCGCCCATTCTGACGCTGCAACGGTTGGCGACAAGGAAACCCCGATGACAATGTTGTTGAACCGATACGGTTCGGACATGCCGTGGTTCAAGGTTCGGGGATGGCACGATGCGGGCGATCCCGCCGCCGTCGCTTCCGTGCCGTCGTGGGAATCCGTTGTCGCCGCACGGGACGAAATTGCAAGCGTGGAAGGGATGCTTGATGCGCGTTGGACGCGCTAGAATCACCGAGCAACCCATCCGCCCAGAAGGAGAAACCAAATGGCAATCGTGAACGGATATGTCACCCAAGCAGAAGTCCAAAATGCGCTTGGTCTTGGGACGGCAACGCTGGTTCCAGACTCCGCAGAAATTGACAATGTGATTGAAGCCGTGTCCCGCGCCGTTGACGATTATTGCGGGCGGTTTTTCTACTCGGTCGCCGGAACCGTTGTGTTCACCGCCAACGACTATATGTTCCTCCCGATCGGTGATTGGGTTTCGGTCACCACCGTCAAGACCGACGAAAACAATTCCGGCACGGTGACCAAAACATTGACCCCAAACATGGACTATCGGTTGCAGCAAAACACCACATTTCAAGGGTGGCCATATACGGCAATCCAGATCGCATCATTCGGTTCAAACACACTTCCCGTCGGGGTGACCCAAGGCGTTGAAGTGGTAGGCACACGGGGATGGTCTGCCGTCCCTGAACCGATCCGTGCCGCTGCATTGATCCAGAGTGTGCGCGTGCATGCGCGTCGGGCTACTCCGTTCGGAGTCGCTGGATCACCTGAAGGCGGGATCGTGAGGCTGCTTTCCCGATTGGATCCAGATGTCGAATTGATGGTTCGACCGTATCGTGCGCCACGGGAGGCGATCTAGTGAACGACGCGACCGTGTTGGCCGCCATCGGAAACCACCTTCGCAATCTGACCCCACCATCGGGGCAGACGCTAAAAGTCGTTTATGACTACCCGCCGGAATCATTGGGGGCAACGCCCGCGGTCGTGCTGTATCCTGGAAGCGATTCGGTTTCATACGGTGCGGCCAACCGCACAACGGCGTTGACCGTTTCCGCAGTGTTGTATTTGCCACAGGTTGAATACGCCCGAAATTTTGCGGGGCTTGCGGTGTGGCGCGCGTGGATGCGTGACTCGCTTATCACCGCGGTGCTTCTAAACTCCACCGATGGGGTCGCCCAAGCGTCCGTCACATCAACCACCGTGGACGGTGGAACGGAGTATGCAGAGGCTTCATTCATGACCGTCACCGCTACAATGGACATCATCGGGGTCGAGCCGATCTCGGCATCCGCATAGCGAAGGAGAACAATCGTGCCAGCAGCCTCGTCAGGGAACATCCTATTCAGCGCACTAGTCGGCAAGGCAGAAGGAACCGCGGGGACATCGCCTTCGTTCGCATCCGGCGGTCGCAAATTCCTTGTGGAGCCCACGGGTCTGATCACAATTGGCAAAACTTTTGAGATTGGCGAGGAGCGAAGCGTCGCGCTCCGCAACCCAATCATTGCAACCACTGCAACGCTTATGGCCAACGAGCCAGAGTTGTCCGTGTCCGTTCCAGCCGTGTCCATTGATGAAATGTCCGTGTGGCTCGGGATGGCATTTTCCCCAACGATCACGGGGACGGCTGCACCGTACAACTGGACATTCCAGCCATCAATGGGAACGGCAAGCAATTCGCCAACATCCTATTCGTTCATTTCAATGGACGCGCAAGGTGGAACCGCCGCGGGCGGCAACGCGTACTTGCTCAACTATTGCCTCCCGACGGAAATTTCAATCACGGCAGATCGAAGCGGCTTGACCGCATTGAGCGCGACGCTGTTCGCGCAGAATGTCGCAGAAACGACCACGAATCCAGCGGCAGCGACCGCCGTGCCAACAAGCAAGTTCCTTTCGGGACGGCTCTGGAATGTCGCGACCGGAACCGCTCTGGCCACGGGGACATTCTCGGACTTCCAGTATGCGTTGGACTTCTCGTTGACGATGCAGACGGGCATCGTTCGTCAGTCATATCTTGCCGGAACAAGCACTTTCAGCACTCACGCCGAATCCGCCGCAATCGGCGGGGAATTGTCAATGACGATTCAGAGCAACGCGAACGCTTCCGCCAAGTGGTTCCAGAAGTTGGGTCAGCAGCAATTCGTGGAATTGGCTTGGACGGATGGAACATATTCGGCAACGATCAACACATCCATCATCGTCACGGATGTCACGCCCATCGCGGGAAGCGAAGACGGGTTGACTACTATGACTGTGACGGGTCGTTTGGCGTATGATCCGGTCAGCGCATCATCCATCAAAATCGTTGTGGAGAATGCAATCAGCGCGCTCCCGTAAGTTCACGGGGGGGCAGAAGGAGGACGGAATGAAAGAACTTCGAGCGGATCGGAAAATCCGAATTGAATTGGTCGAACCATTTGAAGGATGGTGGGCGGATATGCGGCTCCATGTGCCGTTTCGTCTGGCCGTGCAATTGGAATCAGACAAGCCGGAAGATCGCGTGAACGCAATTCGGTCGCTGGTGGTCGGTCACAACTTCCGTGAAGAAGTTGGATTTGATGATGTGCTTGACGATCCGACGGATGCGCCTGACGATGCAATCACCCAATTGCTTGAAAAGTGGGGGGCAATAAAAACCGCCGTCCCAAACGGGTGAGGCGGGCGGCACAAATGATCGCGCTCGGTCGTCCGAGCGTGAAGCCACCCGCCGAAGTTGTTGCGGTCATTCTTGCGGAACGATGGGGCGTGCTTCCATCGGCTATCCTTGACGAAGATTTCGGCGATGTGATTCGGTGGTGGACAATCACCGCAGATTTGAACACGCAGAAAGGTGGAAGTCGTGGCGGCTAAATCGCGGGTTGACTTTGAAATTTCATCCCAGACGATCAAAGACATCAATGATCTGGGGCTTGCCGTCGCGGCTGGATTTGACAACAAATTGATCGACAAGGCATTGAATGCCGCCGCGCTCCACACGGCCAAAGCAATGGTCAATCCCGTCAAGCAAGGGGCTGTTGGCGCGAGGGGTGGCGGAACGGGTCGGTTGCGCCGCGCGATCTGGGCAAAGCCCGCAATGAAAAACAAACCCGGAGCCTATGTCGGGATCCGTCCGGGAGCAAGTCGCGCAGACACGCGTGGTGCTTACTATCGCTGGATCGTGACCAGCGGCGTTCGCAATGTCCCCTATGTCATCCGCCCGAAATTCGCTGGTGCGCTAAATATCGGAGGCAATGCGCGTCGCATCGCCAAGCGGGTTCAACCGATTCCTGGAAACCCGTTCGTGTCGCGAATCGTGGAGCAGAATATG